ACTAGGTAATATGTCTTGGAGCAATATATAATCTAATGAGCATCTATAAGATGTGGAAGGATGCGTATTGCTCCAAGCTATTATACGGGGCTGTTATTGGTAATCGACTGGTGTTATTTGATAATAAAGTGCAACGGAGTTTGAGTAAGACTCGCTACAAAAGACTCACAAACCTAAATAGCGATAAATCGCTCGAAGGGTTGGTAATTGATTGGCATTTTGCTACATCAGAAATGGGATTCGACAACTATGTTGAAGAACCTGTATCAGATTATCAACCGACTTACGCTTACGCATAAGTCTCTGAGTTGTCTAACACTCGGACATAAAATAAGTTAGACGATCACTCGTTCATAGATTAGAGTATAAATAAATCTGTCAGTTAAATCAATCTGAGTAAATTGGTCTATGGTGGGTTTGTTGGTTAACTACCGGATTTGGAAACCAACTAAGTTGTGTATGACTTTATATTTGAAAACAGACAGGACGGGAGTTCGATTCTCCCCAGCTCCACAAAAAGATTAGTAAAATTATGATATAACGTAATTTTAAAAGATATTTATATTAAATAACGGGAAAGTAAGAATGCGTAAACTAGTTGATTCTAATAGTGTGTTGGCGTTTATCTGTTTGATAGTTTTTTCAAATGGATTTATTTCAGTCAACATATTAGAAAAAAATAAGAAATATTATAAGTCTTTAATAGAAACTATTAAAGAGGAAAATGTTGCATTAACCGAAACTCTAGCAGAGTTAAAAAGTGAAGGAATGGACGTGACTGTAACTATGTACCAACCTGTTCGTTATCAAACTGATTCTACACCGAACATTCTCGCAGATGGAACGCGTATTAGGACGCAAGATGCGTCTAATTATAAATTTATAGCGGTGAGTAGAAATCTTTTGAAACGATGGGGCGGCTGGTTAAATTACGGCGATTTTGTTTTACTTAAAGGTACAGATCATAAAGATGGTGTCTATCAAGTAAGAGATACAATGAATAAACGTTGGGTTAATCGTATTGATATTCTAGAATCTGTTAGTGTTAAACCATATAAAATGAATGGTCAAATACATAAAACAGATTTAGTACATTTTAATAAAGAGAGTAATGAATAATTAAGGTTGTTGAATGATAAGTTATATCGGTGGTAAAAACCGTATGGCTAAATGGATTGGGAATTATATTCCTAATGATATAGAAACATATGTAGAAGTTTTTGGTGGGGCATTTTGGGTATATGTCAATGGACAGGTACATAAAAAACCCATTTTAAAAAATGTTATATATAATGATTTTAATAGGTATATGACAAATCTATTCGCGTGTTGCAGAAATCCAATGGAATTTTTAAAGTCTATGGATGAGATTGTTGCACAAGATTCTGAGTTATTTTATCAATTTAAAACAGATGTATTTGAAAATAAAAATATTAAAGATATAGAAATACCAGATTATGATTATGGGATGAAATATGCCTATATAGTTACACAAATATTTTCAGGGTTAAATCCAGAAAAAGGTAAATTTATAGATTTAAAAGGAAAGTATAGTTCTAAATTTGATGCATTTAGAAGAAGATTAAAAAATCCTGCGGTTATAGAAAAATTAAATAAAATAACTAATGTTGAAAATATGGATTGTGAAGAAGTTATTAAAAAATATGATAGTCCTAAAACATATTTTTATGTAGATCCACCTTATTGGAAAACAGAAAATTATTATTCATTACATGATTTTGATACAGATGATCATAAAAGATTAGCTGATGTATTAAAAAATATAGAAGGTAGATTTAGTTTGTCATATTATGATTTTGAACAATTACATGATTGGTTTCCAGAAGATGAATATGAGTGGGAATTAAAAGATTTTGTAAAACCGGCTTCTGCACAAAAAGGCAAAAGTCAAAATAAAGGAACAGAGTTATTGATTATGAATTATCAATTAGAAAATAAAAAAGAAAAAGTTAAAAATATAGAACATAAGTTTTGGAGTTAAATTATGGTTACACTTACAACTGATCAAATTGTAGAAAGATACAAAGAGTTAATGGAAATGGTAGAAACTCATTTAGAGGGGGAAACTCTCGAAGGAGTTAAATCTATCATTAGCCATTTTGAAAATAGATTAATGGAAGCGCCAGCTTCAGGTAGATTAGATTACCACAACTGTTTTGTTGGTGGATTTTTAGATCATACTGTTAGAGTTGCAACAACTGCATTAAAGGTAAAGAAACAATTTGAGGATTTGGGAGTTGAAGTACAACATCCAGATTCGGATGTTTTTTTAGCTGCTATGTTTCATGACTGGGGAAAACTTGGTGATTTAGATACACCATATTATAAAGAACAGGATTCAGAATGGCATCGTAATAAGCTTGGAGAATTTTATAAACATAATGAAATTGGAGAATATATGTCTGTAACAGATAGGTCTTTATGGATACTTCAACAGTTTAATGTTAATGTTAGCACTGAAGTTTGGAAAGCAATTAAAATGTCTGATGGAATGTTTGATGCTGGAAATGAACAGTATTATAGAAAACCGTCTGCTACCAGAAATGTATTACATTATATAGTACATATGGGAGATTGGATGGCAACGGTTGCAGAAAAACAACACCATGTTCAAGGTGAAGTAAAACAAAAAGAAAAAGAAGAAGAATCTGTAGAGAAGTTTAAAGAGCAAATGGAAACTACTACTGAGGTTTTATCTGCAACAGAGGAAAATCAGGTTTCAGGAGATAGAGCTAAAGAACTTTTTGAAGAATTGTTTGGAGATAAATAATGTTAGTAGAAATCTTATTAGGAATTTTTATAGTAGCGTCTATAATTGAAGTATATGTAATTTTTAATCTTACAAGAAAATCAGAAATGTTAGAAACGTGGATAGAAGATTTTAGTGATAGAATGTATCGAGCATATAATGATATGAAGGTTATTGATGATAAAGGAGTATTTGAAGCCGACGATGAAGTTGGTGAGGTATTTACACAATTAAGAGATATAACAGAACAATTAAGTACAATCGGATTAGAGGAGCAAGAAAGTGCCAGTTAAAAGAAAAAAGAAAAGTAAAATATATTTTGGGCAAAAAACTGAAGATGCAATTATTAGATATAATAAATGCGATAAAATACATATTAAAAATAGAATTTATGAGGAGCATATACAGGCAGCTTTTGATAAGTTAGCAGAAAATTTAATACATACATTTAAATTTTATTATTTTGATGTACCATTAACAGATGTAAAACATGAAGTAGTGGGATTTTTATTAATGAATTTACATAAATACGATCCAAATAAGGGTAAAGCGTTTTCGTATTTTAGTATTGTTGGAAAAAATTGGTTGATATTACACAATAATAATAACTATAAAAAGATGAAACAACATACATCTATAGATTCATTAGATTTTAAACGTAATGTAGGTTCTGAAACAGCGAGATTAGAAGAGAATGAATATTATAATGATTTTGTTGAACAAATGGTAGATTTTTGGGATAATAATTTAACTAGTTTTTTTAAAAGAAAAAAAGATTTAAATGTAGCGTATTCTGTATTAGAGTTATTTAAACGGCGTGAGTCATTAGAAAATTTTAATAAGAAAGCTCTTTATATATTAATTAGAGAAATGACTGGATCTAATACTCAGCATATTACTAGAGTGGTTAATCAAATGAAACAACAGTATTTACTTTTAAATACAGAATATCAAAAAGTAGGTTCTATAGATACATCTAATACGGGATCTATATTTGAATAACTAATTTATATAAATGATAATGAGATTCAGTCTCACTATCATCATAATTAAAGATTCAACCGCTTTTTAGTTCTCACTAATAAACAACTTAAAAACAACCGAATCTTTAAACAAAAAAAGGGGAAAGAAATTAATCTCTCCCCTTTTTTTACATCTGATAGGTATAGGCACACCCATCAAAATCATTCCACTGCCTACTTGCGGAATAAACCAACCAATACCAATAAAGCTACGAGTCCAGCGAAACCGCCTTCTCCAAACTGACTGATAATTGCTGTTAGGTTTCCAATAACATTGACACCAAAAATGCCTGTTCCGAAGATTACTTCGGAAATAGCACCTATGGCAACAAAGGATAGCATCAAATGAGCTAAGTCATCAATATATCCTTTAACCATTGTTACGACTTCCTTCATGGTTATTCTCCCGTTAGTTATGTATCATAAGGGTATTTTTTCCCTCTAAAATAACTATTTAAGTAACTAAATTTCCGAAGTTCTTATATATTTATATACAAGAGGTTTTTATGTCAGTTATATTTATATATGAATAATAAGGTTAAAATCAATTATGTCAGATTATAAAGTATTTAAAGAAAAATCATTGGCCGATATCTTTGAAGATATCTACAACAACTCATCAGATAATAAAAAACAACTAGATGTGTTGATTAGAGAAGTTGTGCAATTTATTAAAGATGGAGATACAGCGGTTCAGTTAATTCCAGCTATTAAAGAATATTTAGATATCAAGGTTAAGAACGATGAACAGTTAGTAAAAATGGCAGCCATTGTACAAAGATTGGTTGTAGGAGAGCAAAAAGGTTCTAGTGAGTTTGAATTTGGTTTGTCGGATAAAGAAAAAGAAGATTTGTTAAAATCTTTAGATCCAGTAGCTAAGGATTTACAAAAATATACAGATGAAATCAATAGTAAAATAGAACCAGAACCAACTAAAATAGTAGAAACATAATGGATAAAGGTAAATTTTTTGAAAAAAGTGAACCTATAGGAACTAAAAGTGATGATGTAGGTGGTAGATTTGTTCTTAGAAGTGAAATTTATTCTTTAATAAAAAAGTATGCAGAAGATAATAGATTTGCATCTTTTGAAATAGATTTTTTGAAAGTAAGCAAAGTATGGGATACTGTAGATGATGCAGCAGATGATATGAGTAAATTTGGAATGGTGTCAGGTAAATTTATTTATAGTGAATCACAAAAATTACAAAAAACTGCAAAAGCGTATCCGTTAAACGTTAGTTCATTTGAGTTACCACTTCCAAAAGAAATTATACCAGTTATAAAATATAATGAAACTAATTATTATTTAGATCAACTTACTTTAAATGGACTTATACCATCATATAGTCCTGAAATTGGTATGACTGATTTACCTTCAAATACATTAAAAACTATACAAGAAAGAGTTGAAGGTTATGATGCTCCTAAAAATCCCAAGAAAAGACCAATAGTAAATCAAGGTTCAAAGCAGATTAGTAGTAGATATGGTTCTTCTATTTTAATGGATCATAAAGAATCAAAACCTAGTATTAGATTAAGTAATAATCAAAGTCAATCTCCACAAAATGCACCATTTTTCTCACCAACATTTTTTAGAGAAGGATCGACTATTTTATTAGATAGTGATACTACAGAAAATTTTCCCATGGCTTCTGTACAAAATGTACAGAGAATGAATGATAATAATGGTAATAAGATTATAATAAATTCTGATCAATTGATATTTCAAAGTAGACAAGATTCTATACATATAAACAGTCCTGATACCATTTATATTAATGCACCAAATGTTAAAATTAATAATGAACCAGCAGTAATGGGATATGAGGTATCTGATGTTCTGCATCAAATATTAGATATGTTGGGAAAAATTATATCAGGTATTTTATCTCATCCAACTACCGCAGGAGGATTCACTTCGGGTGCCCAACAAGCTGCAGCGGAAACATACCTTATGGATATACGTGAGCAGTTAGATGAATTTCTAGCTACAGATGGAAAACATGGTATTAGTAAATTAAAAGATGGTATATCTGAATCTAAAGCTGGTGATATATAATGGCTAAAACATTTGTAGGTAAAAATATAGAAAGAGGAGTTAATAGTGTAACAACTCCAGTTAATGAAGAAACTGTAAAATTAAAGAAGATGAATCGGAAGCTTAAAAAAGCTAAAAAACCAGGAATGGAAGGGTCTATATCGATAAAAGATCTTCAGGCTATGGAAACAGCTTTAGCGGCTATTGACGCGATATTAAATAAAGTAGATGTATCTAAAGTTGATAAGTTAATTACTGGAGCTAGAAAATTTATAAGGATGACAAAGGCGGGACTCAAAGCCGCTAAAATATCTGCTAGTGCAGTAAATCCAACAGTAGGTGCAAATATGGAAGCAATGCAGGTTGGACAAAAATATATTGATGATGGTGAAGATACTATAGATGGAGTAGCATTACCTGCCATGATAGGAGCAGGTACTCAGATTTCAGATAGTAAAGGATTAATGACAGAAAATGCTACATTAATCAAGGATGCAAAAGTAGTTAAAGAAAAAGGTGTAGATCCCAAACAAGCTCTTTTGGATTCAAAGTGGACAAGGGCTTCAAGAGAAGGTAATGCAGTTACATTTTATTTAGAAAGTAGAGAAAATAAAGAATTTGTAAATGCCGACCCTCAACGATACCAAAGTGTTTTAGTAGAAGCAAAGGCTACAGGACAGTTAAGTAAAGTGCAATCTGACGGAGATGATAATATACAAAACAGAATGAAAGTGGAAATAGACAATCATAAATTGATGGCAAATTTACAAACAGATTATAATGAATATTATAGTATGGTAAATGAGTTAAAAAGTAAAGAGGAAGAAAGAGAAGGATATATAGCTGATGACCCAGATATGTTTGCATCAGATATAGAAGATTTGAATGAGGAAATAAGTATTTTAAGATCTAGTAGAGATATCAGTAGTGGTAGATTATTAGATACTAAGAGAACATATAAGGATAATTTGACTACTTTAAAATCTATAGGTGCAGGGAAATCTCCTACTGGAATGTTAAATAGTCGTGAAGTGATGACGCTATCAAGTTCCCAGAAAACAAGTTTATCTAAAGAAGTAGACTCTGCTATGTTTATTGCAAGAACTTTTTCACAAAATCTAGGAATGAATGCAGTTTATATAGATAAAGCAGAAGCTAGATATGTTAAATCAGAATTTCAATTAATGTGGGATCTTACAAAAGATCAAAATGGAATGTTTAAGCTAGTAATAGTTCTTGAAAATAGATCAGCTTAATTGTTAAAAATAATAGTTATTAAATAATGGAGTAAATTATGAAAAAAGGCGAGATGATAAAAATAATAGAACGAGTAGTTCGTAAGGAAGTTAAAAAACAAATGAATGAGATATTTATTAAAGAAGGAAACTCTACTTCTCTCACCGAATTAGTTTCAAAATCATTACCCGAAAAAGAGTTTAAAGAGCCAATTAGAAAAGAATATAAAGTTGGTAAAAAAGAAGAAATTAAATATACGAAAAATAAAGAGTTAAATAAAGTTTTGAATGAAACTAAAGGTGGAATCCCCCAGGGTGATGGAACTGAATCTTATCCTACGATGGGTGGAGGAATATTTGATTCGAATAAAGTAACAGAGGTAGCAATGCAGAGCGGAGAATTTGGAAACACTGGTGAATTTAAAAGAGAATTGGGCGCTGCAATGACAGCTAAGTCAGCAGGAGTACCAATTGAAAAAGTTCCAGAATCTACAATGAAAGCTTTAACAAGAGATTATAGTGGTTTAATGAAAGCGATAGATAAGAAGAAAACAAATGGCGTCTAATAGAGAATATGATCAAGATCCAGATGTTACTATAGGGATAAGATTGCCAATTGATGAAAATTGGACACCATCAGAATCTACTATGACTGCAGCTGAGTTTAATATTCAAAATTTACTTAAAACTAAATATGGTGAAAGAGTGGCTCATCCTACTTTTGGATGTGCTCTAGCATCTATTTTATTTGAGCAAATGGATGATTCTATAAATGATAAAGTAGATGAAGCACTAAATGATGCAATAGATAAATGGCTTCCCTATCTTAGAATTGTAAATATAGATACCAAAATAGATAATCGTAATAGAAGATTAAACATTTCACTTACTTATGCTCTAAAAAATGACCCAACTAGAACAAATACTACTATGATTGTATATACTTAGGAGTTAAAATATGCCAACTTATAAAAAAGATATATCATATTTAGGAAGAGATTTTGCAGGTTTAAGAGGAAACCTTATAGAATTTGCAAAAACATATTTTCCTAATACTTATAAAGATTTCAATGAATCTGCTCCTGGCACTATGTTTTTAGAATCTGCAGCATATGTTGGAGATGTTTTGGGTTATTACATTGATGCTATGTTTAAAGAAAGTTTGTTACCTTATGCAGAAGAAAAAAATCAAGTATATAATATAGCACAATTTATGGGATATACTCCCAGATTGATATCACCATCCATGGCTACAGTTACTTTTTCACAGGAAGTTCCAGCTATGACTGATGACCCAACACAACCAGATTATGATTATGCTTTAAATGTTAAAGCAACTACTAGACTATTCGCTCCTAATTTTGGAGTTGAATATAGATTGTTAACTGATTGTAATTTTAAAGTAGACCAGGGAGATGTTGTAAAAGAAATTTCACAAACATCAACTAATGGAACTATTGAATATTATAGATTACATAAAAAAGTAACAGTTGTAAGTGGGTATAGTAAAACAGAATCATTTACATTTGGAAGCCCAATTAAATATGATAGAATAACCTTATCAGAAGAAAATGTAACAGATATTATTTCTGTAACGGATGGTGATGGAAATACTTGGTATGAGGTTCCATTTTTAGCACAAGATATGGTTTTTTCAGAATTTCAAAATATCGAATCAAATGATACATCATTAGTTCAGTTTGATGCTACAAATCCTTATATTTTAAAAAGATTGAAAACATCAAAAAGATTTAGAACATATGTAAGACCAGATAAAAAAACTGAAATGCGGTTTGGTGCAGGGACTTTAGTAACTCCTGACGAAGAATTAATTCCAAATCCTGATAATGTTGGTAGTAATCTACCAGGGTCTCCATCTAAATTAGGAATTGCTTTTGATCCTAATAATTTTACAAATACTAGAGCATATGGTGAAGCTCCGTCTAATACTTCATTGGAAATTACTTATGCATTTGATGGTGGTTCTAAACATAATGTTAGGTCAGGCGAAATAAATTCTTTTGCTTCTAAAATTGTTACAAGTTTACCTTCAACATTAGATGGTAGTAAAATAACGAGAGTTAATAATTCATTGAGTGTAGTTAATGATGAACCATCTTCAGGAGGAATGGATGTAGAATCTATAGAAGAAATTAAACAAAATGCTATGGCATATTTCCAGGCTCAAAGTAGGTCGGTAACTAAAGATGATTTACTTGTTAGAATTTATGCGTTGCCTGAAAGATATGGTAATATAGCTAAAGCTTATGTTGTGCAAGATGAACAAATAACTACACAACCTGGAGAAGAATTAACTTTTAGTAAAAATCAATTTGGATTAAATTTATATTTACTTGGGTATAATAATAATCGTAAATTAACTAAATTAAATGATGTTACTAAAAAGAATCTTAAAATGTATTTAGATAGATTTAGAATGGTAACAGATGCTTATAATATAAAGGATGCTTATATAGTTAATATAGCTATTAAATTTGATCTATTAACAAAAAAAGGTTATAATAAAAATGAAGTTTTATTGAATGCAATTAATGAAATGAAAAATTATTTTAATATAGATAGGTGGCAAGTTAATCAACCACTTGTAATTGCTGAGGTGGTAGCAAAGTTAATAGAAGTTGAAGGTGTGGTTGGAGTAGAAACGCCTAGTGATTCTAATCCACTAGGAACAAATATAGTAATAGAAAATAGATATGATACTGCAAAGGGATATTCAGGAAATGTATATGATTTAGGAGACCCAGCGGTGATCAAAAATGGTGTAGTTTATCCATCTAGAGACCCAGCAATTTTTGAATTAAAATATCCAGATACAGATATTATCGGTAGAGTAGTAGGAGACGTATAATGCATTATTTTGAATACGCTTCAGCAGATGCAACATTGTATGAGGGTCCAGTTACTCAATCTCAAAATACTGGAATGGATGAAATATTAGAAATAAGAAAAGATACTAATAATAATGCTTCAATAATAAATGTATCAAGAGCGGTAATTAAATTTGATTTAACTTATATTTCACAGTCTATCTCATCCGGATTAATTCCATCTTCATCATCAGATCCAAAATTTTATTTAAATTTATATGATGCTAATTCATCTAATTTAACGACTAGTCAATCTTTATATGGATATGCGGTAAGTCAATCTTGGACGGCTGGAGAAGGTAAATTTTATGATGACCCTAAAGATACAGAAGGTGTGAGTTGGAGATATAGACATGGACAAACAGATACTACTCAATGGATAAGTGGTAGTAATAATACTGGTGGAACCTGGTATAGTGGAAGTGGAGCTGAAGCTTCACAATCTTTTGAATGGGAAACTACTGATATGCGTATGGATGTAACTGATATTATGTGGAGATGGTTACATGATACTGTACCAAATGAAGGATTTATGGTAAAGAGAAGTGGTAGCGTTGGTAATGCGGATGATAATGTTGAAGAAGGAAATACTACAAAATATGGTCATTTTGCATTTTTTAGTAGAGAAACAGATACAGTCTATCAACCAAAATTAGAAGTAGTTTGGAACGATTCTGCGTGGGCAACTGGTTCTTTAAATCCATTAGTTACTGCTGATTTAGAAGATTTAGTAGTTTATATGAAAGGATTAAGACCTGATTATAAAGAAAATTCAAAAGTAAAATTTAGACTTGTAGGTAGAGAAAGATATCCTACTAAAACATATTCTTCAACTACCGTTTCTGATAGTGTAACTGTTAAATATTTACCAAGTGCTTCTTGTTATTATCAAATAAAAGATGCATTGACCGAAGATGTAATGGTACCTTATGGGTCTGGTTCTTATTTATCAAGTGATAGCTCTGGTAATTATTTTAATCTTTGGTTAAATGGATTACAGGCTGAAAGATTTTATCAAATAGAATATAAAGTTGTCAGTGGAAGTGGTGTAAGTCAAACAGTAAATTATTATGGTGGTGATTTTAAATTTAAAGTGAGTAGATAATGCCTTATAGTAAGGAAGAAATAAAGCATTTAGCATTTGTTAGAAGGTTAAGAGAAAAAAATGCAGTTCAATATCTTGCGGATAGAGATGTATATTTAACAGAATGGATAAATAACCCTGCATCTAGAGGAGGCCAGGAGAACTATGCAGGCCAAGCGAATTATGGATGGGAAAGTAATAATGGAAAACTTTTACCAGGACAAGTTTTAAATATGGCACCTAAGACCGAAGTAAATGGAAGAATGGTATATAATTTATACCAGGATATTGAAACTGGAAATATTCAACAAGGTATAACTTTCCTTAGCCGACAAGTATTATTTCCAAACAGTGCAACTCCTTCAGGATATGATGTAGAACTTACAGTTAATTTTGTTGAAACTATCAGTCAGGGGAGAGACAGATTTGTTCCTCACTCTGCGGTAAAAGTTATAGATAATAGATTTAAAGAGGTAGATTATTTAACATCAGGTACTAGTGAATATACAAGTATTGCTGATACCACATCAGATACAACAAGCGGAGATACTGGCTCCACTAGTACTTCTTCTAGTGGTGGAGGCGGCGGTAATACTACAATCTATAATGATACTGAATTGTGAATAAATGAGTTATTTAATTCCAAGTAATATAAAAAGTAAGATACGGTATAATCAGGATAGGTACGGACATGTAACTTATTCTCCGTTAGGTACGATGCAAAGTCCTATAGGTCATAGAGATTTTATTTTAATGACTGCTGTTTATACTGATTCAGGTATTGCTGCAGGTAGTAATATTATATCACTTGATATGGCTTTAGAAGAAAACCATAAAATTAATTTAGCTGATGCTGTAAATTCGATGGGAATATTAAGTGGTAACATTACACTACAATATAGTTTTTTACGTTGTGAAGCAGGTTCACATCAAACAGTATTAATAGATAGAGCTCGAAATTTTTATAATGATTCAGTTGTAACAAATAATGGCAAAATGTATAAAAATACTGTTTCTCCAGATGGAGATCCAGATGAAGCTTTTTGGGCCGATGTAATTTCATCAAACGGAGATATAGAAGAGTTTAGAGTTTTTTCTAAACGATTTACTTATGAAATTTCTAATATTTCACCATCAAGAGATGAAATTGAAGTTAAATTAAAAAATGGTTTAACTGGGAATACATTTTACCAAAGTCAATTTGATGACTTTAAAACTGGACACGAAGATAAATTATCTTATAAGTCTGATGATATTAGTTATCAGATAGTAGATACTAATAAATTACAGGCATGGGATGCATCTAGTATGGCAGCAGGAGACCCCATTGTTTCATTTAGCAGTTATCCCAACGTTGAAACTTTTTCTGATATAACAGTAGAAATTCCCAAAGCTTTTATTGTATCTACTATAGAAGAAGATAAAATAACGGTTACTAAAGAAGTATATATGGAACCTAAACCAGTTCATGTACCTACCGCACAACAATCTCAAGAGTCCTCAATGGGGCAGTGGGTATATGTTATAGATTGGAGTGGAAACTCTTCCTCACCTGGATCATGGCTACCAAATTCAGAGGGTTTAGAAATAACGGATGAGGGAGCAATACTATATCCAGGAAATTTGATTACAGGTATGCCATTAGATGTAGCTTCTAATCTAGAGAAGTTTCATGAAAATTCAAGAGAAAATCTTCCAACTCCTATAATACCAAGTATACCATCAACAGATGATTTAATTGTATTTACTCAATCTGATATTGTTCAACCTACTACTACATCTACAGATTATGGTGATGATGGACAATTGATGGGTGATGAAGGTTCATATTTAAAAGCAATTCATTTTTCTGAACCTTTTAAAGCTTGGTTTAATAATAATGCTAACGGATTATTTCATCATCCCAAATATGGTGGAAAATTACCAACAGATTCGCAATTATTATTTTATTTTGTAGAAAAATCTACCTCTGGAACTTCTATTGAAAAGTATGGGGAGTTGCAAATATTAATGTCTGAATTTCTTACGGAGACAGCAGATTGTATAGATAAATTATTAGCTGATTATATGTATATCGATCCTGACCCAACAGCAGCTAAATATTTTAGAGAAGTTGAAAAGAAAGAGCGAGTTAAGGTAACTGATTATGCGCCATATAGAGCTAAGCTTATTGGTTATGATCGAGAGGGTGATAAGGTAAGTTGTTTTAATATTAAACATGACTATGAGGGAGAGTGGGATGGTACGAGGAGATTAGCGCAGACAATTGAAGAAGCAGCCGAAGTAATTGGTATTACTTATGAATCTATAAATACTGATATAAAGGAAATTAATTTTTATATTGGGGCAAAGCAGATGATGGATTTAACGTATTATGCCGTTGTAGGACAATCCGCATTACATCTTATTATAAATAAATTAGATTTAGACGACACAATGGTTTTAAAATTATATAATCCGTTATCAAATAATGTGCAGTTGGGTGATGATATATATTTTACTAGGGAAGTAGCATCACATAGAGAATTTGATTTAAATTTAAATGATTTTACACAACCAATAATACCTGATACTATATTGAGATTACCGTCAGGAACTTCTGTTGGTGAACCAATAGTTAGAAATAGATCAACTGAATATCAAAATTGGGATGATTTATTATTTAAGAGTAGCTCATTAGCACAGGATATAGAACAAGATATTATAAGTGGGTCTATGAATCAAGTACGCTTAAATATAGATTATTCAAATTATGATAAGTTTATGAAATTTGGTTCTGCAGAAAAGCGATTAGAAAATTTTAAAACTAAAGTAGGAAAGATAGAATTACATAACGCTTACAGTCAATCAATTGCAGGTACATATTATGATACAGGATATTTGGGAAATGACCCAAATACCGCAATAGAAAGTGCAGGAACTGATGCTAGAAAATGGGAAATTGCTAATAGTGAAGTTATAAATAGTTTTGATGGATATGAACGATATTTGTATTTTGAAAGTTCTTCATTTAAATCTGGTAGTAGTTCTCAATATTCATCAGCTAGTCTTGATTTATTATATGATGCATCTTGGCCTAAGAAAAATAATACTAAACCGTATATTTTATCTGAAATAACTTCTTCAGATGCAATAACATGGTATAATAATCAAATAGTAAGTGCATCAGATTTTGATCATGAAAATAGAGATAGGCTATTATATCATTTACCAGAGCATATTAGAGATGATACAGGCAATTCTGCTTTTACAAAATTTGTAGATATGACTGGGCATCATTTTGATAATATAAAAAATTATATTGATAGATTTGGTCAAATTTATGAAATTGATGAACAATTAGATAAAGGATTATCTAAACAACTTATTTATAGTGTAGCAAAAGGGTTTGGTTGGAATCTACAAGACGGATATGATTTAGCTAAATTAGATAAGTTCTTTTTTGGTAAATCAGTAGATAAAACTAATTATGCTACAACTCTTTATGCTAGCTCTTCATTACAGGATATTTCACGAGAAGTATGGAAAAGAATTATTGCCAATATGCCTTTATTTTTAAAATCGCGTGGTACAATTGAATCGTTGAAAGGATTAATAAATTGTTATGGTATTCCATCTACAATATTAAGAGTTAGAGAATATGGTGGTCCAACTATTACGGATGTAGAACCTATATATGAAACAAGTAGGAAATTTACAAAAGCTTTAGATTTTAAAGCATCTCAATATGTTTCTGGTTCTTGGTCACATTCTTTAGGATTGGGTGGAACACAAACGCCAAACTCTATGGAGTTTAGATTTAAAGCAGCATCAAGTTCTGATCAGACATTAGTTCAGGGTGGTAATGGAACTACTGGTGACCAATTTGGAATTTATTTAAAAGATAATGCTTCTGCTGATAATATTGGTAGATTATCATTTTCATTAAGTGGTTCTGCTGGATATGTTACTGCATCAACTGAACCATTACCATTTTATAATGGAGATTATTGGTCTGTAATGTTGACAAAGGATACGACTTCAACTGAGTTATTGAAGGGAGAGGATGGTGTATCTAATATATTTGAAACTGGATCATTACAATTACCATTTAAAAATTGGATTGCCGCAACTGCTGAAATAGTGAGTGGTAGCACAGAAGTTTATACTGGAAAGTATGCCATGAAGGTTACACAAACCGCCCCTGCATGGAGTGAGTCCGGCCCATATGCTAATACTAATGGAATAATTTCACCAAACGGAGATGCTAGATTTGTAACTGCATCTAAAGGAGACCAATATGGATTTTCTGTATATGCTAAAACAGGAAATGTAAACGGAGGTCATATATATTTCACGGTAGCAGAGTTGGCTTCAGATGGATCCCTTATAAAACGTAATGTTTTGGGAACTACTGTTTCTAAGAATTGGAAACGACACAATTTTAAGATTGAAGTTCTAAAAAAATCTACCGCTCATTTAGGAATTCAATTAGCATTTCAACAACAAAGTGGTTTATCGAATAGGACTGTATTTTTTGATGGTGGAACATTTAAAAGAATATTTGATGAGCGAAACGAAGTTGTAGCTGGAGATAATAACGTCTCTTATGATTTAGTTGCTAAACAATATGATGCAGGTAGAGATGTAATTCAATATACTGGTAGAACCACTTTGGATATGCCAGGAGACCTGAATGCAGCATCACAATCATATAATACTGCATATAATAATACTGGTTCACTTTATATAGGTGGATATACTACAAATGATTTTGGTGGACAGTTTAGTGGTTCTATGATGGAATTTAGAATATGGAAATCTAGATTAGACGAAAAATACTTTGATCAGCATGTAGAAAATCCACAATCCTATGCGGGAAATAGTGTAAGTGCTTCATTTCAGGATATTGCGTTACGATATAGTTTTAATGAATCTAAGAATCATAATAGTGATACAACTGTTAGAGATACTTCAACGGATCAATCTTCACCGATTGCTGGAATAGCTACTGGATTTGCAGATGAAACAAGTTATTCTAATGTTGTTGATAGAACAAAATTTCCACTACCAAAATTAGGTGGGATTAGAAGAAATGCAAATAAAATAAGAATTGAAAAAGCACACTATCTAGATCGAATAGGCGAAAATATAAATTTAAGTCCAACAAATAGAGTTGAAATATCATCTTATGATAGAGCACCATTAGATTTAAGTCGAGTAGGAGTATATTTTTCTCCGGCGGATGTAATAAATCAAGATATAATGGATCAATTATCAGATTTTAATTTTGACCAGTATCTTGGAGATCCAAGAGATGACGAAGAATCTCAATATAGAGATTTAGATACTGTAAAATTAGAATATTTTAAGAAATATACTGGTGCTAATAATTTTTGGGATTATTTAAGATTATTAAACTATTATGATCATTCATTATTTACTCAATTGGAATCCTTGTTACCAGCAAGAAGTAAAGCAGTAGTTGGAGTATTATTAGAGAATAATATATTAGAAAGAAATAAACAACCTATAAACCATCCAACATTTGAAAATCCAATTTTTGAAGATACTGTTAAATTAAAAGAAGAAGATGGTGGTTTTGTTTCATCAAGTGCTGTAAATAATTATTTAGAAGTCACTCAAAATGTAACACGACTTGATAGAGAAGTGGATGAAGATTCTACATATGAATTTTATTCAGATAATCAATATTATGAATCAACTATTAGTGGAGATATTTTTTCTAAACCATCAATAAGAGATTTAAATAGAGTAGATACTTTAGGACATTATGGAAGAAATTATACAACTGCTAGTATTTATTCGGGAGGACCAACAACTGTTTTTACGGAAGCACTTACCACGATAAATAATCAAAGATCTTCCAAATTTAATAAAAAACCAATGTATATTTATAGTAGTAAGGAAAATTTTGTACAGGGAACAGCGGCTTCTGTTTCTTTTGTAACTTCTAGTTTTGAAAAAATAACTGAACATTCAACAGGATTACGTAGAATTAATTTTGAAGGTAGTAAAAATACTGTTACTACTGCATTATCTTCATTGGATGTAAATGGTAAGAAAGATTATACTCCAGTTACCTATATATTAACAAATCCATATGCATTAGTAGGTGATGCACGTGAAAGTGTACAGTTAAGAACAGAATTTGATACTGGAAACGAAAATGATTAATAAACTTAATTAAACTTAATTTATATATATTTATAGATAACAAAGGTTGTCTGTGATCATATATTACAAATCGAAGGAATTGAAAAATGGCGTATTTAAATAAAACAACTCAGGTATTGAAGGCTATTCTTACCAATAAAGGTAGAGAAAAGCTAGCTCAAGGAGCTTTTAATGTATCTCATTTCGCATTAGCAGATGATGAAATAGATTATACATTATGGGATACCGCACATCCATCTGGTTCAGATTATTATGGAACAGTTATAGAAAATTTACCATTATTAGAACCAGTTCCAAATGAAACTAGTGTAATGCGATATAAACTTTTAAGAAGTACAGATCATTTAGATAAAAGTGCTGGAATGAAGATGGCTACTATTGGAGGTTCTTTTAATAATAAAGTAAATTCTAATAGTGGAATATTAGATTTAAGTTGGAAAAATGTTAGTAATGTTGGAGATGAGGATTCTTTACAATGTACTACAGTTAATTTACATTCAAACTCTGCTCCAGAAGGATATTCTTATACACTACTTAATACAAATATAGCTTATTTATATTTAGATGATAATCCAACAACTGCGGGTAGATTTGCACAACCAACTGAACAATCTTTAAGATTTAGAGCTTCACAGACATTAATAGCGCCAGCAGGTAATAATACTATGAAAATTAAAGCCAAAAGAATTACAAGTACACAAGATCTTTCAAAGACAACGTGTATAGTTACTGGATTAATGTCAGGCGCAACTGCAGCATTGACAATTAGAATTAATTATAAGGCAAATGACTAATGGCATTTTTGGATAAAAGTGTAACTGTATTTGTAGACGCAGTTTTGACAGAATTGGGTAGACAGCAGTTAGCAACTAGTGGTGATCTTAATATAAGCAAATTTGCTTTAGCAGATGACGGTATAGATTATAATCTTTTTGATGTTACACATACTAGTGGACCTGATTATTATGATAATGCTATTTTGAATATGCCTTTATTGGAAGTTATGACTAGAAGCGTAGCAGTATCAGAGGATGGAAAAGATGGAGCAATGAAATTTCCGTTAAAAGATACACTAGCAGATACAGTAGATACTATTCTTATAACTGGAGTACCTACAGCTACTGAAACAGTAGGAGCTTTCGATTATTTTGTTATTTCACCAGTAACAGAAAATTATGGGGAAGAAGAAGAATATACTTTAACTTTACCAGACGATGTTTTCATTGATGTATTTAAAGAAGGTGAAATAATAACCGTAGAAGAGATTGGATAAGATAGGAGATTAATAAATGCCATTTAAGACAATAACAGGCAAAAAATTTATATTGGTAGCTAAATCAGTTGTAGGTAAAACTACAGGAACATTTCCAGATAAAAAAGTAGCTATTTCAGGTAAAGGAGAAAAATCTGGAAAGCAATTTTCAACTATGATTACTATTAAGGCAGGGCAACCAAAACGTATTTTAAATGGATATTTATTTAATGTAGATGGTACCATAACGGCACCGTCACCACCGCCACCTGATGATCCTACACCAAGACCACCAACTGCTGGATTTACCTGGAAACCTGGGAATTAGGAATGGCGGAAACTTATTCATTAACGGCACCAGCCAGGGTGAAATTTACGGATGCTTCAATAGGAGAAGCATTAACATATAGTTGGAAATTTGGAGATGGTACCAATTCGGGAAATGCAAATCCGATACATACTTATCAAACTCCAGGTACTTATAGAGTAGAATTAACTGTAACATCAGGAGATGATTTATCTGATACTACTACTACAGATTTAGTAGTATATGAAGAAAGTTCTGGTAACGGTAACGGTAACGGAAACGGTAGAGATGATTTACTGCGAGATTAGATGATGAGTTTCCGTAAATACAAATTTTTAATGAAAACAATATTTAATATAAATAGGAGAACATAAAATGCCAATAGGAGAAGCATCAGGAGTATTTCAACTCTTTGATACAGCAGAAGATATAGTGGCGAACAGAGTTACTACAGTTTCAAGTGGTATATGGTCGAGCGGAGGAACTACATTAACTCAAGGATCTTCAACTTCTGGATTCTTTTCATCGTCAGTGCAAAGTGCATCTAGTGGAGATTATTATACAGATGTACATCAAGAAGCATCATCTTCATCTACAACAGAAGTACAATTTAGTATTGCTTACGGACATCATGCTGGTAGTGGATCAAAAAATGCTACTGACGGTACAAATGCTTCCCAGGCTATATATTCACAATTTAAAAATGTAATTGTGTCACCAACTCAAGCATATTTTAAGTATGGAGCAAGTGGAGCTGAATTAGAATCATCTTCATCGTATTTTGTATCAGTAGCAAGAGCTCGTATGAGAGAAAAGATTGACCCAGGTAATTGGGAAATGAGATTAGTTGGAACAGGAAGGACATTACGCCTAATAGATGATAGTGATGCTACAACAGATTCGAGTGTAGCGAAGGGAACTACTTATTTTAATGTAGTTTCGGGGAGTATTAGTGGTGGATCAGCATCATATAAATATTCATCTGGGACAACCAAAATGTATTATGGTAGATTCTATCCATTTTTAGGTGTTTTCATGCTTGATTCTGGAAAATTAGATTTAAATCAAGCGGGAACTCAAGATGGAATTAGCCTTTCTACTGGATTAAGTACTAATGCGGATGATAATAATTCTAGAAAATTGTTTAATGCATTTAATACTGCGGGTGGGTATTTCCAAGCAAGACGTGAGGAAGATATTAAATCAACTCATTATTTTTGTAGAGTAAATAATAGACGATATAATTTTAGTCAAAATCCAACATATTATACTGGAAGTGGAGAGTTAACAAATCCAACTTATGTAACAGATCCTCGTACATATATTACTACGGTAGGATTGTATAATGCTAATAGTGAATTGTTAGCTGTGGCTAAACTTAGTAAACCGTTCTTAAAAACGCCGGCGAGAGAAGCAGTAATAAAAGTAAGACTTGATTTTTAAGTGAGGTGAGCCTATGTTTAAGCCGATTGGAGAAGGCAACGCGACAATCACCCCGTTTAAAGTTTTTAAACAATACGAATTCACTGACGCGGACAGTGGAAGTGGAGTTTTTGTTCTTGAAGGCACTAGCGGAAGTTATTTTAATTATAGTACTGCGTCTGCACAGTCAAAATCTATTGGTACTTTAAATGAATTATCAAGATCTATTGGAAAAGATAAAGATACTTGGTATAGTGTAGGTACTTATTATAACCTTCCTGTTTATAATTCAATTAATCATTTATATTATAAATTTGAACAACAAAACAATCCTAGGGGAATTGCCCCACAACCACAATTTAGTTTTAATCAAGATCCTTGGCCTAGAGATTCATCTGGGTCATTTTTAAATAAAATACATAATAGTTTAAGAGTTATTAACATTCCCAGAAAATTTTTCGGAGAAGAAATAAAACCTGGGTCCGTACAACTAATTGATAATTCTTTGACAGATGAAACTCTTACTTTAGTAGATGATGAAAGAGGACATTTATATGATACTGTTTATTCATCTAGTTTTGCAAGAAGGTCTTCATCATTATCAGGGTCTAATGTAGTGGTAGGTGATGCGATAGGAAACATATTTTATGATCAAGGTTTTATTGTAATAACTGATACTGGGTCAAAATATGGTAATGTGGCAAAATTGGAAGGTACAGATGGTTTTGAATTAGAATTACAAGGAACTAAAACTATTAGAGAATATGAATTTTTATGTAATATACAAGAACATGAATATAATGGTACCGATAATATAAGTGCAACTCCAGGTAGAAGTGGCTCACAATTACTTGGAAGCGATTTAACTGGATATTTTATGGAAGGAATTCATAATACTGTAATAGGTTCAGTTTATAATGAAGTTGGAACTCAAGAAGAATATGATACTGGCTCAGTATATAGACCATCTGGAGTATATTCAAATTTTGTAACACATTCAGCTTTTAATCCATATATAACAAGTGTAGGGTTATATGATGATAACAAAGATCTCTTAGCGGTGGCTAAACTAGCCCGCCCAATAAAAAAACCAAAAGAATATGATATTTCCTTCACGATAAGATTTGATAATTAAGGATTTTAATATTTATAGTTGTAAGAAACATAATATTTATTTATAGTATAATAAAGTCTATACCTTTTTTTTCTAAAAGGTTACTTCACTTAAAAAAATAACGAGGAGATTTACCTTGCGTAAATTTATAATTGGCCTGATGATGGTTATGGGATTAGTATATTCTCAAACACCCATTATAAGATTGATGCAATCAAGAGACTATAAAACACCGAAGTTTTGGTGGAGAGATCAAGAAACTTTTAAGTTAAGAGGATTTTTAGCGGACGACACTACGGGTATGAATACAACCA